GACAACTATGCAACTACAGAACCTTACGAGTTCACTGCTGGCGACCGCGTAGCGTGGAAGCGTACTGACTTAGGTACAGATTACGATAATAGCCTTTATACGCTAACCTACGAGGCTAAGAGTGACCAAGCTGGCAGTGCCAGTGTCACAATAACTGCCACAGCATCAGGTAGTGATTACCTTATTGAGATACTCCATAGCACTACCGCTGGATATACAGCAGATGGCTACCATTGGGATGCTTACATCACAAGAGATAGTGATAGTGCTAGAGTTAAAGTAGACTCTGGCACTTGGATCGTAAAGGAAAACCTAGACGGCTCAACAGTAGACCCTAGAGGTCATACACAGAAAGTATTAGAAGCTATTGAGAGTGTCATTGAGGGCAGAGCTTCTAAAGGGCAAGAGAGTCTAACCGTTGAGGGTATGACTTTAGTTAGAACTCCTATTGAAGATCTACTTGTCCTGCACTCAAAGTATAAAGCTATGTATGCCCAGGAAAAGAGAGCAGAACGGGCTAGGAATGGTAAAAAGCACTCTGGTAAAATATACACGAGGTTTGCATAATGTGGTTTAAGAAAGAGCCTACCAAGAAGAGACGCACTATTCGCAAAGTAAATGTCCGTGGGTTTGCCGCTGCGGAAGATAGCAATATCTTGTCGGACTTTAAGGGCACTTCAAAATCCATAGATGCTGAATTGTCCTCGGGGCTTCGCAAGATGCGTATGCGCTCTCGCACTCTTTCGCAAGACAATGACTACGCTAAGAAATATCTAAGCATGGTGCGTTCCAATGTTGTTGGCGCATCAGGCTTTATGCTACAAGGTAAAGCTAAAAAACCAGACGGTAGCTTAGACCAAACCGATAATGAGTATATTGAGAAGTCATTTAAGAAGTGGGGGTCTTACACCACTTGCACGATGAGCAAAAAGTTGTCTTGGGGCGATGTACAGAATCTGTTTATTGAGACAGTAGCAAGAGATGGAGAAGCCTTATGTGTTATTGTCTACGGTAAGGATTTGCCTTACGGTATGGCGCTACAGATGGTTGACATTGACCTATTAGATGAGTCATATAATGTTAGGCTAGATAATGGCAATCAAATCCGTATGGGCGTTGAGCAGGACAAATATGGCGCACCTGTAGCGTACCATTTACTGTCTGAGCATCCAGGCGATGATTCTGTTTACACTTATATGCAGAAAAGGTACAAGAAAATACCAGCTAGTGAGGTAATTCACGCCTTTATATCAGAGAGACCTGGGCAATCAAGAGGTGCGCCTTGGATGCACACTGCTATTCGCAGATTGAATATGCTTGGAGGAATGGAGGAGGCAGAATTAGTGGCTTCCCGCGTTGCCGCCAGCAAGATGGGCTTTTTCACCTCCCCAGATGGTGATGGCTATATAGGGGATGACGAAGAGGAAGAGGAGGGGGCATTAATATCGGATGCAGAGCCTGGGGTATTTGAGCAACTCCCAGAGGGTGTTAGCTTCCAAACTTTTGACCCACAGCACCCATCCACAGCATTTGACTCATTTGTAAAGACCGTGCTAAGAGGTGCGGCAAGTGGGCTAAATGTAGCTTACAATACTTTAGCGAATGATTTGGAGGGTGTTAGCTTCTCATCTATCCGCTCTGGAACAATTGAAGAAAGAGATCAATGGAAGCAGAAGCAGTCTTGGATGATAGAGCATTTCTGTATGCCTGTATATTTAGCGTGGTTGAAGAGTGCTATATTGTCAGGCAAACTAAATCTGCCAATGGTGAAGATTGAGAAGTTCGAGGAGGTTATATTCCAATCTCGTGGGTGGAACTGGGTTGATCCAAGATCTGATTCCATAGCTAACGAGATGAGTATTAAGATGGGTGTAACAACTCGCTCTGAGATTGCTGCTGCACAAGGCAAGAACTTAGAGGATATATTCGAGCAGTTAAGCAAAGAGCAAGAGTTAGCGGATAAGTATGGATTAGACATTACGGGAGAAAAGAAAGATGAGCAAAAAGACGAACAAGACGATTGAGGCAGGAGTTCTCCACAGAGGGTTCAGCTTTGACCGTGAAGCAATAAGTGAAGAGGGTAGGACTGTAGAGATAGCCTTTTCATCCGAAGAGCCAGTTGAGCGCTGGTTCGGTAACGAGATTTTAGACCACTCTAAAAGTTCAGTAGACCTTGGCAGGTTGAAAAATGGAGGAGCGATCTTGGTAGACCACGATCCAGCAGATCATATTGGAGTAGTGGAGGCAGTAAGCATTGATGGCGACAAGCGAGGTCGCGCCACTGTACGCTTTGGGAAAAGCAGTAGGGCGGAAGAGATTTGGCAAGATGTTGTTGATGGAATCCGACATAATGTGTCAGTTGGGTATCGTATTAACAAGATGATTTTAGATAGTGAAGAGGAAGGCGCTGAGACATATAGAGCAACTTCTTGGACACCACACGAGATCAGTTTTGTAAGCGTGCCAGCAGACAGTAGCGTTGGAGTTGGACGAAAAGAGACCAATGATAAGCGGTCTATCACTATTGAAAACCTTTATGAGGAAAAGAAAATGAGCAAAGAAAAAGTAGAAGTAACATCTATTGATGTAGATGCAGAGCGTGCAGTAATTCGCAAAGCAGAGCTTAGCCGCATTGGCGAGATTGAGGCATTAGGCAACAAGTTTGAAGCTAAAGATATGGCTCGTGACTTTGTTAACCAGGGTAAAGATGCAGACGACTTCCGTTCCGCACTACTAGAGAAGATGGGTAACGCAACTGCAATCACTGAGTCAGCAGATATTGGTATGACTGACACAGAGGTTCGTCAGTTTAGCTTTATGAAAGCAATTAATGCTTTAGCTAACCCAGGTGATCGCAGAGCACAAGAGAACGCCTCTTTCGAGTTTGAGACTTCACGAGCTGCTGCTGAGAAGTATGGCAAGAATCCACAGGGTCTTATGATTCCAATGGATGTACTTAAAGGACAGCGCGATCTTAATGTAGGCACTGCTACCGCAGGTGGTCATACAGTTGCTACAGACCTTTTGGCTGATAGCTTTATTGATAAGCTAGATAATGCAATGGTTGCTACTCGTGCAGGAGCTACAGTACTCCGTGATCTACAGGGTAATATTGCTATTCCTCGTGCTACTGGCGGAGCTACTAGCTACTGGGTTGCAGAGTCTGGTGCAATTACTGAGTCAGCGGCAGCGTTTGACCAAGTAACAATGTCTCCTAAGACAGTTGGAGCATTTTCTGATGTTAGTCGTAAGCTATTGCTTCAAAGTTCTGTTGATGTTGAGAGCTTCGTTCGTAATGACCTTGCTCTTCGTCTTGCACTTGCTATTGACAACAAGGCATTTGAGGGTGACGGCACAAGCAACACTCCAACAGGCGTAGTTAACGCTACAGGCGTTGGTTCTGTTGCGTTTGCTTCTGCTACTGCTGGTGCAGCGACTTGGGGTGAGATCATTGATATGGAGAGTGAAGTTTCACAAGATAACGCTCTACTAGGCAATCTTTCATATATCACTAATGCCGCACAGATGGGCTACCTAAAGCAGACTAAGAAAGACTCTGGTTCTGGTATCTTCCTCGTTGAGGGTAGTCAGCTTAATGGCTATAATGTGCTAGTATCTAATCAGATTTCTACTGCTGGACAGATGTTGTTCGGTAACTGGGCTGATCTAATGATAGGTTACTGGTCAGGCGTTGACATTAATGTTGATACTTCTACTGGAAGCACAAGCGGAACTGTTCGTATCGTTGCACTACAAGATGTAGATGTTGCGGTTCGTCACGGTGAGTCTTTTGCTAAAGGCGTATAACTAATCTCCCCTCTTCGGAGGGGTATTAATTGGAGAGTTATTATGAAAGTAGAATTTTTAATGCGAGCAGATTTTAAGCGTAACCGTTACAACCAGGGGGACATCGTTGATCTTGGAAAAGATGAAGTTGATGTTCTCGTTGATAAAGGTTTCGCCAAGAAAGTTGCGAGCAAGAAAAAGGCTGATTAATGGCGCACTTTACTGACAGCGAGATAGCAGAGTTCCTAGATGTTGATGATCTAGGGATTACTGCTACCTATAAAGCTGGCGGTATTGGTGCTGGTACAAGCATAAGCGTTATATTTGCTAATAATTATGTGGCGTTTAGTGGTGGTACTGTTGATGTAGAGGGGACATACCCTGTTGCGACTTGTCGTACAAGTGATGTTTCTTCCGCTGCACACGATGATACTTTAACAATTGATAGCATAGTCTATACAATTATTGGAGTACAGCCTAGCAGCACAACGGGCACTACTAAATTAGTGATGAACTCATGAGTCATCTACGACAGCAAGTTAGAGAAAGAGTAGGAACGATCTTAACAGGTCTAACTACTACAGGCTCTAATGTGTTCCAAAGTAGACTCTACCCGATGGAAAAGGCAAAGCTGCCAGGGTTGATTATATATTCAATATCCGAAGCGGCTACACCGATAACATCAGGAAGTTCACGCACTTTACAGGCGCAACTAACATTAGCAGTAGAGGTTTATGCGACAGGTTCTAATCTTGATGACACCTTAGATACAGTTTGTAGTGAGGTTCAGGAGGCGATGGCAGGAGATAGACAGTTGAATGGTCTCGCAAAAGACTTACAACTAGATTCTACTGAAATTACCTTTGCACAAGAGCAAGAGACTGACATACCAGCAGGTTATGCGACTATGAATTGGTCTGTTTTCTATAATTATGCCGAAGATAACACTTCAACCGCTTTATAGGAGCTAGATATGAAGATGACAACCCCAAACGGGATAGAAACCGATGTTCACCCATCAAGCGTTGATCGAAAGAAAAAGGCTGGTTGGAAATTAGTAGGCGATAAGCCACAAGCAAAGAGTAAGGAGAAGTAAGATGGCTACATATACAGGCGATGGCGGTATCATCAAGACAGGTTCAACACCAGTGACCATAGGAGAGATTCTAGGGTGGACGGTAGAGCAGTCTACAGATACTATTGAAGATACAGTTGTTGGAGATACAGCTAAGACATTTGTAGCTGGGCTGACTGGCTGGACAGGTACTTGCGAGGCGATCCTAAGTGACTCTGATGCAGGACAAGCATTGATGGATAACGGGAGCACTCAAACTGCTCTTGATTTCTACTTTGATGCTTCTACCTCAGGCTACAAAGGAAATGCTCTTGTTACAGGTATTTCAACTACTTCTGCAATGGGAGATATGATTAAAGTATCTCTAACATTCCAAGGAACAGGGGCTTTAACTAGCGATCCTTGGTCGTAAAGATCAGCGTGATACACAGCCTCCGAGACTGCGTATCACGCTCTATATATTCTCGGCATAAATTATTCTCGGAGAGAAATGATGAATGGTGATCTAATATTATCCAAAGCTACAGAGCATTTTAAGCAACAGTTACAGAACAACTCAGAATCAGTAGCAGTGCCAGAATGGGAGACGGAAGTGTATTACCGTCCTATGAATGGCAAACAAAGAGATGCTATACTTAAATATATAAACGATGGACATATATTTGAAGCTCTAGTTGAGTCTATCTTGACCAGATCAAGAGATGAAAATGGGAAGTTAATGTTTAAGCCTGTACATAAGCGTGAGTTGATGACAAAAGTTGACCCAGCAGTAATTGAGAGAATTGCAACTGCAATGGGAACACTAGATTCAATGTTATTAGAGGAAGATGAGGAAGAGGTGAGTGTAAAAAAATCCTAGAGGGTGATGGCGAGCTGATGGTTCGTTATGCCCTAGCAGAGGTTTTGCACAAGTCGGTAGTTGAGATATTGGAGTTATCCGTAGCAGAAGTAGATGGATGGATAGCGTACTTTGAGATTAAAAAACAGAGGGATGGTTAAATGGCAAGAGATACCACTGTAAGAGTTAGAATCGTTGGTTTAGACGGTACTGGCAATGCGTGGCGCTCTGCTAATAGCCGTGTCAGAGGACACCAGCGTAGAGTTGGCAGACTCACGAGACAATACCTTCGACTAACTGGCGCGGTAAGAAGTCTAAACTCTGTTGTTGGTGCTATGCCAATTGCGGGTGCAGCAGGAGGCGTTGCTGTATTTGGCTTTTTAGGTAAATCAATATTTGAAGCTGGGATGAAGATGGACTCCCTTAAAAACTCAATGATTGTAGCTACTAAATCAATGATGGGCGCAGAGATGGAGATACGCAGGATCAAGCGCCTATCAAAAGAGTTGGGTGTCAACTTCGTTGCCACAGCGGATGCGTATAAGAAGTTCAACATTGCGGCAAAAGAGGTGGGAATGACCTCTAAAGTTTCAGATAGAATCTTCCGTTCAGTCGCTAAAGCCTCTGCGGCAATGGGTCTCTCCTCAGAGAATACCAGACTTACTCTAAAAGCATTAGAGCAGATGATATCCAAAGGAAATGTTCAGGCTGAGGAGTTGAGAGGTCAGTTAGGAGAGCATTTACCTGGTGCGTTTGGTATGGCGGCACAAGCAATGGGCGTTACAACCCAAGAGCTAAATAAGATGCTAGAGCAAGGAGAGCTGTTAGCTACAGACCTTCTCCCACGCCTTGCAGATGTGCTAGAGAATAAGTTTAGTAGGGTAGCAGTAAGAGCCGCTAAACAGCCTAGAGCCGCATTAGAGCGACTTAAAAACGCTTGGTTTGAGTTATTAGTAGCCTTTAATAAAAGTGGAGCTGGCAGAGCTATCGCAGATATGATGAAGTGGCTCACTAAACATATAGAGAAACTTGCTCAGAACTTCGACCAGTACACACTCAACTTTATCCAGATGCTGCGAGATTGGAATAAAGCACTGATGGTTTTTGTTAAAAGCAACTCAACCATAGGTGATATGTTTAGCGGTATTTTCGACTCTATGTATTCTGTAGCAGAGCCATTTATAGATAAAATATGGAACTATTTTACTCAGGGGGCTGTCGTTGCGGGAAAGAGTGCGCTGGATATAATGGGAGGCGTATTTAAAGGGCTTTCAGCTCAATACCACTCTTATATAGTCGATGTTAAGGATAAAAACCCCCTTGCTTTTGGTAAGACCGAGGCGGAGGAGGCTATAAATCACTTTGAGAGCACTTTAAAAACCCTGGCAGATAAACAGAAGAGAGGCATACGCACCATCAGGAGTCTTGCAGGGGATGACACCCCTATTAGTGAGGTAATTGGCGAGCAATCCGATCTTTTAGAGGAGGCTTGGCAGAAATACGAGGAGATAGTTACTCCGCCAACTGTTGATATGACCCCACTAGAGAATGCTAAAAAATCACTAGATGGCATAGGGGAAGCCCTAAAGAAAACCGTCTCAATAGTAGAGCAGACGGACTTAACGCCTCTAGTCAACCAGNTAGTTGGGGTTGATGACGCCCTAGCCGCTAGTGCAGTAGCAGTACAAGAGCGTATGGATGCCATTAAGTTTGAAGACCTTATCGAGAGATACTTAGTTGCAATGCAAGCATTTGGTAGAGACGAACTTATACCAAAAGTGATCGCCCACATGAGGACTCTTAGAGAAGAGGGAGATATGACTTTCAGTGAGATGGGCACACATCTGGGAGCTATGCGAGAGGCGGTAACTCTTTACAACAATGCACTATCTGAGTCTCCGCCCGCAGGAGATCTAGGCTCAAAAGCCTTTAAGAACTTA